TGGATGAGCGAGAGTCTGTTGATGTCGATCTCACTCTTCTTGCCGTTGCTTATCGTTGGCATCGGAGTCATCTCGACAATGTGATGACCCTTCAGCGCAACGATGGCTCCGTTCAAGCCACAATCAATTCCGAGATGCAGCATTTCGAGTCTTTTGATCAAGATGGATCTTCGCAAGCAGGCAGCCGTGATTGAAGTTTACTCGGCTGCGCTCCTCTTCGATTTGCCTGATGTACTCGTTCTGCTCCTCGATGCGTCGATGACAGCCGCGGAGCATTTCGTTCAGTTGCTCGATGTGACTTTTCAGTTCATGAATCTCGTTGATCATTCGACATCCTCCGAGTTTCGATTGAGTTCGTCCTGAAGCAAAAAGATCTTTTTTCTGAGAGCGTTGATCTCTTCGTTGAGTTGCTCGTTCTGATAAGTCAGAATGTCGCAAGCTTTGGTCAGGCTTTGTATGCCCTTAGTTAGTATTTCTTCGCTTTTCACTTTGAACAGATTTGTCATGTAATAGGATTTTAATTCGGTCGATTTTGTTTTCCAAGATGACCGCGTTCTTTCGCAGCCTCTGTATTCTTTGATCGATGTGCAACTTCTCATCGATTCTCTTTTGAAGCTTGGCTTCAAGCATCTGTGTCTGTGAGTTTGGCTTCATTTTTTATGGTGTTATAAAGGCGACGATAGAATGGATTGTTTGCGATGTTTTCCTCGTGACGTTTTTTGCCGTGAGTAATCGTTGACCTCTCGCGACCCAAGGCGCGAGAGATTGACTGATCTGTCTTGCAGAGGTAATCCTTCGACAGAGCGAAACAAGCGTCTCGAATGAAGACCAGTTCAGTTGTCCTCCGAGAGCCTGTGATGACTTTGACAGGAGTGCCAGTCACGCGGCTGGCTGCCTCCAGTATTTGATAGATTGTTAGGGTTTCCGTTTTCATGATCTTGGATCGTAATTTTTTGAGTATCGCCAGAGAGCGCACATATGCTGGAAAGCCTCATACTCCTTCCGCAACTCGTGCGGCTTGTACGAGACAACTTCGACGCGCTCTGGCTCGGTTGTTGAGATGTAAAGGTTCGCGCCCCACACATGATTCAGAGATCCGAATGCCGCTCTTGCATAGGCAGCGATCTGCATCGACTGAAACTCGTATGGCGCGACCCTCTCGCCCTTTTTGGTTTTCCGTGTTTTGAAGTCAATGACTATGGGGATGCCGTTGAAGTCAGCCATCAGATCAACTCGTCCAGCGTAGCCTTCGGATTGATTGACGACAACATCTTCGAGCCTGATGTTTTGGAGGTGAAGCTCAATCAAGTATTTCATTGTCGGCTGAACATAAGGCTTGAGATCCTCTGGCGGCTCCTGACCGCCGAAGGCTGCCTCGATTGCATCATGAATCCGTGTGCCTAGTTCTGCCGCCTCTGAGACCTCGCTCCTGCTCCTTTCGAGGATGCGCTGATGGTAGCGGTCATCTGGCTCGCCATCGTCCCTTGTGGTGGTCAGAGCGGCTTGCACCGCTTTTCCCAGTTTCCATTTATCGAGTTGCGGCTTTGCCATGATGTTGAAGATGGTCGTGACACTTGGAAGCAGGTTGTGCTTCCGAGCGTCTCGAAGAGTGGCGGGTCTGTCTCCTCCGTCCTTTTTCTTAATGGTGTAAGCAGGTTGTCCATTTCTGGTGTACCAATGCGAGTCAGACAGATTGCCCTGTTTCTCTAATGTTGCCATTTTTTTCCTTTCGTTTGAGTGGTCGAGGTTGACCCCTCAGGATACGCTCCGCGATGCGAAGCGTAGAGCCTGAGAAGCTGCGTCCCTTGGTGCGGTTGCGAATTTTAGAACGGCACATTCGGATCGAAGTTTGTGACTGGTGCAGGATCGAATGGCGCAGGAGCAGATGGCGGCGGTGTCGCTGGTGCGGCTGGTGCGCTGAACTGCTCGACAGGAATCACCTGTGAGGTGTAGTCGGCGAGCGATGTCTTCGGCGGCGAGATCTTTGTAATCTTGTTGTATGTCTTGCCGAGTTGAGAGACGACCTGCTCGCATCCGATGACTGCACCCTTTCCGATAAGCTCACAGTAGTCCCATCCCATCGCTGGCGGTTGACCGAGCCATGAAGTCAGGAACTTGATGAGCGCAGACTTCGGTGAAGACGAGATCTTCATCTCGAACGTCTGGATCTTGTAAAGCCGACCATCCTGAGCCTTGAAGCCGAACAGGAATCGAGTAACGTCGATCTGCTCGGTTTCTTCGCTCTGGTACTTGCGGCGAGTCACGCCGAACTCGTCGGCGACATCTAAGCAGGTCGCGACATAGTCGCCTGCTGGTGCTACCTCTGTTATTTCAAAGCCGTTAGAGGACTCGGCTTGTGCGGTTAATACTGCCATAATTTATACTAGTTGATGTTTCTTGATTCGGTTCGCAACGGACGATTGTGGTCGTCCAAGAAGTTTTGCAATCTGATTCTGGCTGTAGCCTTGACGGATCAAGGCTTTCAGAGATGCGATCTCGGTCTGAGTCCAAGTTCTTCGATGGTGCTTTTTCCGAGTGATCTTCCGTTTTGGTTGTACTGTGCGAGGTGTTGATGTGGCGATCTGCTTCTTGATCGCATTGCCAGTCAGACGACCGACAAGGTAGCCAGACGCGAGTCCAGCGATTGCTGCTGATATAATTTCAGTCATAATATTTACTTTATTGGTTTGCCATGAGCGAGGTCGGTCTCGCCCATTCGTAAAAGTTCTGCTTTGACCTTCTGCCAGTAGGACTCGGTCGCGGCTTTCTTGTAGCCGTTCGGCCCTCCATTGTGAATCCGAGCGATGTCCTCGGCTGTAACAGGTCTGCCAAGCCGCCTCTCGTTCGCGTAGCGGCTCATGTACGCGTGAAGCATATCAATAGATGCCTCGCGGCTGAAAGCGTCCTCATGGACGTACTGAGTGCCTGCATACTGGTTTGCGTCCTGAATGTAGCATTCCCAGATCTGGAGGCAGCCATAAGCGCGATCGTTGTCGCCTTTGGCATCGTTGTTGCCGTTGCTCTCGATTGAGATGAGAGCCATTATAAGTGCAATTGGAATTTCCATGATGGTTTTGATTGAGTTGTGTGAGCCGCCTCTCCGAAGAGAGGCAAGCTCTTGTGTTGAAAGTGTGGTTGGATTATCGAGAGAAAATAGCGCAGGTTGGATCAATCTTGCGAGCGAGATCCAAGTTGCGCTCTGCGCTGGATCGCTTGGCCCAAGTAATACCTTTTACACCCAGAGCCACATTGTAGCATGACTCTTTTTCGTATGTTGTGGAGTAAAAGTCACCCTTGTCTCCTCGGATGTAATACTCTGTTTTGATATCCTGACTCTCTGCTTTTTCAGAAGGAAAAAATTTCTTTTTCAGCTTTGTGCCGATCTCGTCATGAGTAGCGCCGACGAGCCATGAAGCTGAATGATAAACGACGTACTCAACGCCGTTGTCGTAGGTGACGAGTTTGTAGTTGCTGTCGATTGTGGATTTTTGGATTTTCATGAGTAGTATTTTTTTTGAGTTGAGAGTTGTGTGAGCCGCTCCTCCGAGGAGGAGCAAGCTCTGGTGTTGAAAGTTAACGCACCAACATGGCTGGCAGGAGAGTTGGTTCAGGAGCAAGATCTCCGTAATCAATGCCCTCGATGTAGTCGTGGTATGGCGGATACTGTATCCAGTTCTTGCCGTCCTTGGTGTATTCAGTTGCGTTTTGTTTTGCCTCTGCGAATGTGTTGTAGATTTTCATATTAGTATTTTTTTAAGTGTTGTTGTTATATCATCAACTTGATGATGTACCCAACAATGCACGACATATTCACTTTGTCAACACCTTAAACGAAAAAAAGTGAAAAAAAGTGATTTTTTTTATTCTTCCTCTTCAGCAACCTTCCAATCGTCGCCATCGCTGTCGTCGTCCCAATCGATCTCAACGTCTGAATCTTCCCACTCTCGCTCCTCCTTGATCATCGTCAGAGCCTCTTTGTAGAGAGCTTTCTCGACCAGAGCGTTGTTGCTGTCGTGCCAGACATCGCCGTCATCATACTGGACGACGATTGCATAATGCTGGAACTGCTCGCCGAGTGCGGCTTTTGCGTTCTCCAGAGCGTCATCGGTTGCTGCCATCAGAAAAGCGGCTTTTGTTAAACCAGACCGAGCTTGAGGATTCGATCAGCCGCCTCCTTCACATCGTCGACATCAATCCTGTAGTCAGGATTGTCGATCCCCTTCTCTGAGGTGTGACCTCGGTCGTACTGGATGCCTTTGCGGTAAAGCTCGATGACAACACCTGCTCGGCTTCGTATGAGATCCGCTTCGTTCTGGAAGCGGCAGTCGTCGATCAGGACGAGACCTGCCTTCGACGATGCGAGCTTTCGATTCATCACCTTGAGCCAGATCTGATTGTGTACCATGTCTCGCCCCCACTCTGTGCCGAGTGTCTGGAGCATGAAGCGAGGAGTCACACCAAGCCAAGGCAGAGCCTCGTTCTTCAGCTTCGGATCTGCCATGATCTCCTGAGAGACTCCGATCACCTCAAGCATCTTCTTGAGCGGCTCGGCGAAAGACATGATTTCGGTCTTCTCAATCCGAGACTGTAGTTCACTTGCGAGCGAAGATTTGCCGACTCCCTTCGCTCCTGAGAATCCGATGATCATTCCTATTTATCGTGACGCTTGTTGTGAAAGTCAAACAACACTTTGACCTTCTCGGTCAGGCTCTCGATATTGTAGTGCATCCGAGCGAGGACGATGATCAGCGTCACCAGACCGACGACGATTGGCCACAGCGAGGAGATGATGGCGAGGATCTCATTCATTTGACTTGGCTACTGCCGAAGTAAAAGCCGACAATTGCCAAAGCAGTCTGCCGCACCTCTGGCAAGATCACATATCCTGTGACTGTTTCCCACTTCGCACCCTTGAAAAGTCCAAAGAGAAAACTTGTGTCCTTCTGAATGGTCACACCGAAGTCTGTGAAAGCAAGAACGAATGGCGCGGCGATGACCGCGAACATTGTGCTGACTACGATGAACCGACGAATCCAAGCACCTGATGCGCCTCCACGCTTTTCAGCAGCGTCAGCGGATGCGTCAGCGACTTCCTGCTTCTTGATGGTCTGCTCGAAGAGTCTGGCTTGGTTCTGAGCTTGAGCAGCCATGAACTTCATGACGAAGCCAGAGACTCCACCGCCGAGCATTGCTATAAGTTCTGGGGTCATAGTTTTTTAATAATCTTGTAA